TACATCACCCACAAAATACGTATCGCATTTCCTATCCGATCAGATACATCTATCCAAATACTGGATCACATATAATACACAGGGAATATAATGAGTAGCGGTTTTCGTTTTTATGTAGACTACGAATGTAGAGGAATAACTTATAAAAAGCTAATTACGTATGATTCAAACTTTTCCATTTTAGTTTTATACTCTTTATAAACTCTAGGGAAGTTATTTATCATATGCAATTTTAAAGGACTGTACATTGTCTCCAAAAAGTTTTCAATATAATTACTTTGATAACGTTTTAAAGAGGGGCGAAAGGTTTCAAATATTCTTAGTACAGCATCTTCCATATCGCAATTCATGCGAATATTATTGAGATTAATCATCAGTTTCCACCAACTTATAAATTATTTCGCTATCTGTTACAGGACTAAGAACGCCTATCAGTGCATTAAACCTATTTAATCTGATACATTTATATACTTCCCAGTTGGGATAGTATAATTGCAATTTTTCATAAGATAGATTCAATACAATAGGTTCACTTTCAATTGAATCATAGAGAAGGACAACATAATTTTTAAATGGGAATTTCGGCAAGTAATCTTTGACATTCATATTATCACACTCCAAATAAATTCTATACAGATGATAAACATAAATAAAAGTACACTAATGATTAAACATTCAAGGAAATCATTCATATTTACCACCCACTTATATAATACATCTTTGGTAAGGAAATGTCAAGAAAATTTACAAATATTTTTGAAAATTATTTTTTGAAAAGTTGTTGACAAAGTGATTTTAAAGTGATAGAATAGTTAGTGTAAAGGAGGTGAATAAAATGAACAAGATCACAAGAACTTTTACCTTTACCAAAGGTAATATTTTTGAGATTGTCAATGGTTCGGTTGCTGATGATGGTATGGAGTATACTGCTTGTGGCGATCTTACCGCTGAACAATTGATTGGAGAGTTTAAGGCAGAGCATAATGCTACCGGCAATTTTATTGCAACTGATATTCAGAAGGTGCAGAAAGTTTTGTCTATGACACTTCAAGACTATCTTGATTATGCAAGTGTAATTAAAGAAATTGTAAAGGAGTAAAATTAAGATGAGTAATGAATTAGCTGTAAATGAATCCGTTGAAATGTCTGTAGATTCTTCTAATTTTCAAGGTATTTCTTGGTGTTCATTACCTATGGAGACTGAGGAAGATAAAAAGAGACTTTTTAATATTGTCTCAATGCCTGATGAAAAACTGAAAGAACATATCAATCAAGAGTTAAAGATTGAACATGTATTTTTCCAGGAAATTGAAATGGTAAATAAAAAGACTGGTGAACTTACTATTGCTCCTAGAATTATTTTTATCGATGATGAAGGTACTTCTTATAGTTGTGTAAGTAGTGGAATTAAAACATCAATTAAGAATTTGATGTCAATTTTTGGAAAACCACCGTGGAAGCCAGCTTTAACTATTATTCCTAAACTTGTTAACGCAGGAGAAGGACAGATCCTAACTATCAAGTTAAAGTAAGGAGGTTAAGGCCGGGGAGAAATCTCCGGCCTTTACTATTATGAAAAGAGTGTATTATATGCTTGCTGATTCTCCTTATACATATGTATATGAGGATTCAAGCAAAATAACCCTTTATTTTTCATCAGAATTTAATTTGATTAGATTCAAAAGTAAATATGAAGGGTTTAACTCATATTATGAAAAGAAAATAAATAGACTTAGTAAGCAAAATATTGATCTAACTTTGCCCATGATTATTACATTATATGAAAGTGTTGAGAATCGTGGATTTTTAGTACAGATAGATAATGAATTTTATTATGAAAATAATATAGATTTTTTATGTGAGGTGAAATAATATGCCAATAAATTTTACGCCAGATATTAACAGGATAATTAGAAATGAAGTTAAAAGAGCCAATGCAAAAATACAACGTGAGATAAATAAGAATCCTATGTTGGCTCAATTTTATCCAGATAAACTTTCAAGTAAAGGTGTAAAAGAGGATATTTCATCTTTAAGAGATTTAAGAGTATTCAGAAATAGTGTAGATCGTTTGTTTAGGAAAAATGCTTTTGATATTATAACTAATCAAAATAATGTAGCTATTACAAGGTATGAATATAATGAATTAAAATTAGGTGTACAAAGAATTAATAGAGCAAGAGCAAGAGAATTTAAAAGGCTTAATCCAAGGCCGGAAACTGGAACAATGGGACTTGAAACAATAAACGCTTATAAGCCTAAGAAATTTGATTTTGAAAATATGACACCTAGAGGATTCGCAATGTTTGAAGAAAGCGTTAGGAATCAAGCCAGATCTTCATATTTTGATGAAAAGATGATTGCTTATAAAGAAAATTATATTCAAGCAATATTAAATAACTATGATAGTAATGATCCTAGAGTAAGAGAACTTTTAGCGGAAGTGCAGAGAATTTCACCATCAAAGCTATATGATGTATACTATGATGATCCTATATTACAAATTGGTTTTGTATATCCAGATAGCTTGCAGGAGGAAACGATCCTTACAACCGTATTAGCTCATTTAAGAACATTATGAAAAAGTACACCGCAGACTTTGAAACAAATGTAAGTGTTGAAAAAACAAGAGTTTGGGCGGTTGGGCTTGTAGATATCGAAACCAAAGAATTTTTTCATGGAAATGATATTCAATATTTATTTGATTTTTTTCAATATGCAGGAAGTTGTAAAGTATATTTTCATAACTTAAAATTTGATGGTGAATTTATTTTTTATTATTTATTTGAACATGGATTTACAATAGTAGAAGATAAAAAGAAAATGGAACCTGGTACTTTTACATGCTTAATATCAGGAACGGGATTATTTTACAGTATAACAATTCAGCTTACGAAGACTATTAAAATAGAAATATTAGATAGCTTAAAAATTATTCCTTTTTCAGTAGATCAGGTTGCAAAAGCTTTTGGATTACCCATCAGTAAGCTTGAAATAGATTATAAAAGGATAAGACCAGAAGGATATGAATTAACTGAAAATGAAGTAAGCTATCTAAAAAATGATGTCATGATAATGGCTTTAGCGTTGGAAATAATGTTTAAGCAAGGCTTAACAGCTATGACACAGGGCGCTAATGCCATGAAAGATTTTAAAAATATATTAGGAAAGAAGAAATTTTCGAGACTATTCCCGCCGCCAGTATATGATAAAGAATTAAGACAATCATATAAAGGCGGCTTTGTCTACGTAAATCCAAAGTTTCAAGGGAAAACAGTAGGCGAAGGAATTGTGCTTGACGTAAATAGTCTTTATCCTAGTGTAATGTACTATTGCTATCTTCCTTATGGCGAGGGTGTTTATTATGATGGTGAATATAAGAAAGATGAAATATTTCCATTGTATATTCAGCAATTAAGGTGCAATTTTAAACTTAAAGAAGGCTATATCCCTACTATTCAAATTAAAGCTGGATTATTCGGAAAGAAAAATACTTTTGTTGAGGATAGTAATGGCGAGGATATTTTACTTACATTAACCAGTGTAGATTTAGAGTTATTTCTTGAGCATTATGAAGTATATAACATAGAATATTTAGGCGGGTGGAAATTCAGAAGCAGTAATACTATATTTAAAGAATATATAGATAAATGGATAAAGGTAAAAAACGAAGCTACTATCGCAGGAAATTACGCTTTAAGAACATTAGCAAAATTAATGCTTAATGCTTTATATGGAAAGTTTGCAGTATTTCCAGAAATTACAAATAAGTATCCATACTATGATTATAAAAATCAATTAGTACATTATGAGACGAGTGATCCAAAACAGAGAGATATTGTATACATTCCAATGGCTTCATTTATTACCGCATATGCAAGATATAAGACGATTACTTCAGCACAAAGAAATATAGAAAGATTCTTATATGCTGATACAGATTCCTTACATTTATTAGGAACAGAAATTCCAGATCTGGAAGTTGATCCAGTTAAACTTGGAGCATGGAAGCATGAATCTACTTTTAGCAGAGGTAAATATCTTAGACAAAAATCATATATAGAAGAGATAGACGGAGACGTAAAAGTAACTTGTGCGGGTATGCCTAAAAACTGTATTTCACTTATGAAAGAAAAGGGATTTACAAATGATGAAATTTGGGATAAATTTGAATATGGTTCAGAGTTTGACGGTAAGCTTCTGCCTAAGCATGTCAGCGGAGGTATTGTTTTAGTGGATACAATTTTCACTTTAAAGTCTTAATGTTTCACGTGAAACATGTTGACATTATTGGGAGATTGTGATAAAATAGAATAGAGGTAAAGAGATTTATTATTTCAAACAAAATCGGGGAATCCTCGCATTAAGTTGCGCCCGGTTCAAGTGGTGTCTAGGAAGCACTATTGAAATAATTCTTTTTATCTCTTTTCCTTTAGACAGCTTTGACGAGGAGGATTGACGGTGTCTGAGTACATAGAAAGGGAATTTGCGCTAAATGTTCTCTGTCGAGAGAATTGCGGACATGACTATGAAGCAAATAAATGTAATAACTGTTATACATCAAATTTTATCAATTATCTTCCCACCGCAGACGTAGCAGAGGTGAAGCATGGGAAGTGGATAAAGTGTTCTGTAATTAAGTGTTCAGTATGTGGTTCATGCACGGATATCCAATCAGATGAAGCATATGAAAAATTTATAGAATCTTATTACTACTGCCCTGTATGTGGATCAAAACTTGACTTGGAGGATTAGCTATGGCAAAGGTCGAATTATTGGAGTGATTTAATGTATTGGAATATAAATGAAATATTACCTTATCAACGTAATTTTAATTTAATAGACAGTGAGAGAACTATAGGCAAGACTTATACAACTGAAAAATTTCTGATAAAGAAATGTATGGAAAATTCCTTGCAGTTTGTATATATTGTGAGAACTAAAACTGAAAAGGATAAGGGAGCCTTACAAAAAGGTTTAGCAAAAGTATTAGCTAACGAATATCCATCAATAGGGTTTGAGCCAACTGTAGATACTTTAAGTGTTAAAGGATCTAAACAGCCAATAGCATTATGTTTAGCACTTTCAGAGTATTCTAAGATTAAAAAGGATTCATTTCCATTAGTTAAATACATAATGTTTGATGAATATATTCTAGACGTAAACGATAGACGTAGTTACTTTAACGGCTGGGACGAACCGGATATTTTCTTGAATATCTATCACACAATAGATAGAGAAGAAGATAGAGTTATTTGCTTTTTACTTGGAAATACAATAAGCTTTTACAATCCTTATCATATGCACCCTGCTTTTAATATACCAAAGGTTGAGAAAGGACAGATATGGACAAGTGAAAACGTATTGTTTCAATGGGCTGTAGCTGATGAAGAATTAAAAAGAAAGAAAAGTAATTGTAAATTTCTTAGAATGATTCAAAATACAGAATATGGTGAATATGCTTATAATGGTGATTATAATGGCGATAATGAAAACTTTATTGAGGGGCTTAATAAAAATTGCAAATATATGTTTACTTTTACTTATGGTGATAATTTTGGGATCTATAAAGATTATACCACAAATATAGTATATATTTCAAGTAAATATGATCCTTATTGTAAAATAAGATATACAATAAATCCAAACGATCATACAGAGACTAGCAGATTAATTAACAAGAATATACCTCACATAAAATATGTTTCTAGAATGTATAGGATTGGTAATGTTAGGTTTGAAAACATGAAAGTAAAGTTAATGTTTGAACCTGTCATTATAAAAATGTTGTAAAGGAGGTGAAAAATTGGATTGGCAAGGAATAGTTAACATTATATCAAGTATTGGGTTTCCTATTGTGATGTGCCTCCTTATGGGATTTTATATCAAATACATTACCGATGAACACAAAGAGGAAATATCACAGTTAAAGACAGCACTTGATAATAACACAGTAGCACTCACAAAATTAATTGAAAGGTTAGGAGGAAACTAAGAAATGTACACAAGGCGAAAATACTATGATATCCTAGATGATATCTTTGCAACCGGTGGGTTGACTGAAAAAATGAAAGATACCCTTGACAAACTCAAAGCGGATTTTGATGAACGTGAGGGAATGTTAAAACGGTATGGCGAAACATATGATGGTGAAGATGGCAGAGACGAGTATGATTATAATGGTTTAGATATTGATGATATTAGAAATAGAATGAATCAGCTTGCAGATGAAAATAAAACTATTGTAGATAAGTATGATAATCTTAATCGTGAATATGTAAATAGATTTTGGGGAACTGATAGAGTTAAAGAAAAAACTGCCGATATCTTAAGAGAGCAGGCAGAAGATATTAAAAGAGATGGAACAGAGCAAACCTTTGAAACTCTGTTCAAGAGAAAGGAAGGTTAAAGAATTATGCCTAGAAAACCCGATGTTGTAACCCTAAGTGCAAACACGCCGCAAATTTTAAATGCCATCAGAAATGATCTGGGTGGAACTTATGCGGATTTAGTACCGTTAGCTGAGGATACTACTTCTAGTATTCGTGCAATCGGTCAGGTTGTAATGAATTATGAAAGTGTAAAAAATGCTTTCGTAAACGCCCTTATCAATAGAATTGCTTTTACTCTGGTAACTTCCAGATTGTATGAAAATCCTTGGAGTTGGGCAAAAAAGGGATTGCTTGAATATGGCGAGACGGTGCAGGAAGTATTTGCCAGCCTGTGTGATCCTGAGTTGTTTAATCCTCGTGATGCTTCTAAGAATCCTTTTAAGCGTTATGATCCTAACGTACAAAGCGCTTATCATTCTATGAATTACCAGGTCTATTATCCTAAAACTATTTCTAATGATGAACTCCGTCAGGCTTTCTTGTCTTGGAATGGAATCACTGATTTAGTAACTAAGATGATTGAGACAATGTATACCTCTGCTAATTATGATGAATTAATTACCATGAAGTATTTGATTGCAAGAATGTATCTTGACGGAAATATTCATATCGAAACTATTCCTGAGGTAAATGCTGATAACGCAAAGCAGATTGTAACTGCAATTAAATCTATTTCCAATAAATTCCTGTTCCTTTCCACTGAGTACAATTATGCTGGTGTACCTAATGCTTCTGATCGGCAAAGGCAGTATGCAATCTTTAGCGCTGATTTTGATGCGACTATCGACGTTGAAGTACAGGCAAGCGCTTTCAATCTTGACAAAGTAGAGTTTTTAGGACACCGGGCTGGTATTGATAGTTTTGCGTTTAATGCTACTGAACTTGCCAGACTTGATAAGCTCTTCGCTAACAATGTTACTTATAAGAAGATTGAAAGCAATGAAAACACTCTGCTACAATCTTTGCCGTGTGTAATTCTGGATCGTGATTTCTTCATGTTCTTTGATAATTACTACAATATCACTTACATTTATGACCCCGTGAATCTGAGCTTCAATTATTTCTATCATAACTGGAAAACTGCTTCTATTTCTCCTTTCGCAAATGTCGTAGCATTTTCCAGCACAACCAATAGCGTAAGCGGTGTAACTGTGTCCCCCACTTCTGTTTCTGTAGATAAGGGACAGCAAGCGACCTTTACCGCTACCATTGCCGGATCCGGTGTCGTTTCTCAGGCTGTCACATGGAGCGTTAACGGCGTTGATTCTTCCATCAATGAAGCTGGTGTACTGAGTGTTGGAGCAGGTGAGACTACTGCTAGTCTTACTGTGACAGCAACCTCTAAGCAGGATACTTCTAAATCAGGAACTGCCACTGTAACGGTACCTCAAACTTAATATTGTTTCACGTGAAACATTGAAAGGAGATATATAAGTGAATATAGTACCTTTTACACCTATTTCAAAATTATATATCTGCCAAAATGTACCGTTGAATAATAATTACACGGACGTGCTGGATTTTTCTAGCGCGTCCGCGCAATTATCTTATTTCACCGGTAAGGCAAAGTATACATTTTCAGAGTTGACACCGATCAGATTTCAAAATACAATTAGAGTACCAAGAAATGCAAATGATATAGCTGATTGCAATTATATTGTTTTCCAGAATAGTAATTTTTCTAATAAATGGTTTTATGCTTTTATTACTTCAATATCTTATGAAAACCCTAATATGTGCAACGTTGGTTTCGAAATAGATGTTATGCAGACATGGCAATTTGATATGAATATTGGTGAATGCCTTGTGGAACGTGAGCATGTTAATGATGACACGCCCTTTAAATGGCTAGCTCCGGAACCATTCACAAATATTCTACAATGGTGCCCCGCAGAAAAAACTTTGAATCTAACTAACGGTGCAAGTACAGGGGATTTTATTAGTCCTCATATTGTAGTAGCATTTACAGTAGATCAACAAGAAGTTGCTTACGCCGCTATGTATAGTGGAATTTATTCTGGAATTGGTTTCAGAAGCTTTCCAGTAGCTAACTATCAAGATGCTTCTATGTTCATTCTGGAACTACAGAAAAGAACAGGTGGGAATCCTATCGTTGCTGTATTTATGTCTCCTGTAGAAATTACCACATCACCAAAAAGTGATACTTTCTCAGGACAGAATATTTTACAGCAATCTAGTGGAGATTATACCTATAAGAATAATAAATTATGTCAATATCCTTTTACATTCTTTAGGTGTACGTCTACCGATGGAGAATCAGTTGATCTACAACCGGAATTATTTGACTATGACAGTGGTGCATTAAGATTTTCCATTACAGCATCAACCAATATGACACCTGTACTTGAACTTATGCCTAGAGGTTATAGAAATAATTCTACATTATCTTATGATCTTCAATCCGCAATCCATTTTAAAACCACTCCACAATGTGCCTATCAATCAGATGTTTATGCTCAATGGCAAACAGCAAATGAAATTTCTATGGGTGTAAATAATATGATGAGCGCAATGTCTGCCGGAATGGGAGCCGCAACTGGAAATCCTGCGGCAGTATTAGGAGGAATCAGCGGTATATTTAATAATGAGGTAACTCGTTATCAAATGTCTATTGCTCCTAATAAAGCTTATGGAACAGGAGCACAGCCGGGATTAACTTACGGCCTTAACCGTATAGGATTTATTATCTATTGTTATCAGCCAACGCCAGAACAAGCACAGCTTATAGATCAGTTTTTCGAAGTATATGGATATGCGGTTCAAACTCTTAAGGTGCCAAATACTAAGGGGCGTCCATATTGGAACTATGTAAAAACAAACGGATCTAAGGTTACTGGAAATATAGGGTTTGATGATCTTGCTAAGATTAATTCTATATTTAATAATGGCGTTACATTTTGGCATGATGGCAATGTAGGAAATTATGACAGAAACAATCATTAAGGAAGTGATAATATGGGAAAACGCAATAGAGCACAATATACTAACCGAAGCACTTTTCTAATGTGGTGGTATAAACTTAGAAATATAGCGTTGACAATTTATGAATGGAAAAATCTTCCTGATACCGTAGATGAAAGATATATCGAATTGGAATTATTCAATAATGGATATGCTATTTATTTCAATGATTTCCTTATAGGTGACTTGTGTTTAGGTGGTACCATCGGCGGAAATTTTAACCCATATGGTATTCCTAATTCTAGACAAGCAAAAGGATTAAATGGCTATACCAAAGATCTTACCGCAGAAGATAGTGTTATTATCTGGAATAATTATTCGCATAATCCAACTGGCCTTTTATGCGATATGTATGCAGAAAGGATAGCTAATCTTGATCGTGTAATTGATGTTAATGTAAATGCTCAAAGAACTCCTATCATTATTTATACAACACAAAATAAACTTTTATCTACAAAGAATTTCTATCAGCAATATAGCGGAAATGAACCCTTGATTATCGCGGATCGTGAATTTTCACCAGATGATTTTGTGGTGATTAATAATCAGTCTCCGTACGTCGCAGATAAGATTAATAATCTTAAAAAAGAGTTTATAAATGAATTTCTATCTACAATAGGGGTTGAAAATAGTCCTATCATAAAGAAAGAACGTGTCCAATCTAGTGAAGTAAATGCAGAATTTGGACAGATTAAGGCTCAAAGAGATGTAGGACTTGCACCGCGTAGGGAAGCCGCTAAACAAATTAATCAAATGTTTGGTACAAATATCGAAGTCAATTTTAGAAGCGATACATTGCAACGCATTGAAACGCTTACTAATATTGAGAAAGGAGAGGAAGAAAATGAGCAGGTATACGACTTCACTAGCTGATATCGTTTATAACCTTTCTATCGGCCAAGAACTTCCTTCATTAGATGCAAAAATTAATTTTAGCTTACCTTATATTTTTGACTTTGATTTTCCTTTCTATAAAGAATCAGAACGTACAAATTTTGAAAAAGGAATCGTTACTAATTTTCTCTTCAATGAAATATGCTCTGTACCATATGAAAACTGGAAATGGAGATTAAATGCTAAACTTAATTTAATTATGCCTACATATAATGATCTTCTTTCAGCATATGATACAGATTTTGAAATATTTGAAAATTATAACGTAACTGAAACTGCAAATGAAACTACAAATGAAAATAATGTAGGTAACATTAAAAGTACAAGTAATCAGACTACATCAGATAATTCTACCACTACAACAAATAATTTATCCTCAGATACCCCTCAGGCTAATTATAGTAATTTAGATTATGCCACAAATTTGAATGAAGGAAAACAGACATATCAAGATAATGTAAATTCTAATGGTGATACTTCTAGTGATACTAGCACGGAAAGAAACCAAACTAAGACTAATACAATCACTAGAAAAGGCTTAGCACCCGGCACAAGCAATTCAAAACTTCTGGCAGAATATCAAAACACTATAAAGAATATTTACAAATTAATTTATAGTGATATGCGTGATTTATTCATGACAATATATTGAGGAGGAAACAACAATGGCAAATTGTGATATCAAATTTACAGATCATTTAAAGTCTTGCCTAAATTTTGCTGTACCTGCACAGTATGATGATTCTATTAGCTTATACGAATTAGAAGCAAAAGTAGTTGCAAAACTTAACGAGACAATTACCAACCTAAATATGACGGTGAAAGACCTCTGCAATTTCAAACAAGAGGTTGATGATCGTTTCGATGATCTAGACGGCAAACTGAAACCAGTAGTATTAGAAATACTCGAACAATGGAAATCTGATGGAACACTAGCAGACATTATCAATGAAGCATTATTCGAGGGAAAACTTGATAAGGATTTTATTTCACTTCATGTATGCGCTTCACCTCTTGTTCGTACCTATTGCTTTGTTGTAACTTTGGAAGATGGGCAACATTGGCTGTTTGATACATCTTCACAGCAATCCGCTCAGGTTGTAGCCGCTGAGATTAAAAATCTAGGTATTAATAAGATAGACGGTATTGTAATATCTCATTATCACTGGGATCATGCCGGTGGCTTGCCTACTATCGCAACTGTAATTGATATTACCGGCGCACAAATTTATCTGCCGCCTACGCCTGATTGGACAAAACAGCCGCAGTTAGTAGATCAGATTAAATCTTATTATGATGCAATTCAAACCTGTATTTCAACTTATAATTTGAAAGCTACTATCCCTACTGCTCAAACTTCTGTGAATTTAACTGAACAAGGTGATACACTTAAATTCTATAACACGGATCAGACAGCTTATTATAATTTGCCATCAGATCAGTTTATTTATAATAACTGCTCTCTTGTTGCTACTGTTTCTAAAGGTGAAAAAGTAATGATGTTTACTGGTGATATATACTCTGGTGGACAGCAAACAATTGCAAGCGCTGTTCCTAAGGTATGTATTATGCTTGATCCGCATCATGGTGATATGGGTGAATTTAGTCATGAATTTTTTGAAAAGACACACCCTGAAGTGGGCATCACTGTTAATGGTGATGGAACTTATAAAAATGATCTGATCGGATTTAACAGTAGTGTTCAAGCTTGGTACGCTGATATGGGTATTCCTAATTATATTCAAGGATCTGCAACCAAAAGCCTTGACTTCTATATGAGTGCCTATAGTTGGAATACTATTGAAGCTACCTATCAGACCGGTGCACATACTTACTTATATAATGGTATGGGGCCAGCTTTTATCTATACAGATATTGGTTCAGCTAATATTACCATGAAGCAGTTAATTAAACGTATGCCACAAAATTCTTGTATGCGTTTCAGAATTGTAGCATCTTCTACAGCTTATGACAAGATTGTTGAAGCATGGAACGGATTCTTCCCATCTGGAAATAACCTGATTGTAACTATTGACGATATTACTGCAACAACAACGCCTAATCCTCAGGGTTTAAGTCTTGGGTATCGTCGTGGGTATATTATGGTTAGAAACGATCATAACTACAAGCTTGGTAATAACTATAATATTTTAAATGGTGAATATGTTTACAATGATAAGACAAACGAATTTAATATAAGCTGGTTCCCATTTAACGCTAACTTCTTCTTTAGAGGATATGGATCATATAGCTCACTTATTAATAACACTACCTGCGGTTATAGTGCAAAATATCTCTACGGAAATGGATTTAGTTATAATAATGCTACAGGTGAGATTACTCTTGGTAATGGTGGAATCTATGAGATACAAGCTATTATTACATCTACTGAAACTCCCAGCGGTTCTGGTGTGCCTCGGGCACTAAATATGATCTATAATGTAAATGGTACTTATGCTTCAAGATTCGGCGTAGTAAAAGATACAGGTTCTCCAATGGTTAGAACAGAAGGTATGATGTTTACAACCGTGAGTTTGGACAGTGGTGATAAGATCACATTTACACTCTCTGAAACTGCTACAGGTGGATATACTTATGAGGTAAAACTTAAGTATATAGGAACTTACACCAATTTCAATTCGCTTTATACTGACAACACCTAATCATACTCCTTATTTTACTCCTTAGATTGTTTCTTGTAAATAGTCTAAGGAGTAAAAATTTATTAAAATATTATTGAAAAAATACTTGACATTAAATACTTAAAATGATATAATAGAGACAGTAAAAGAAAGGAGATAAATAAAATGGAAAAATTATTCTTTAAGATGATCGGTGAGTACAATACATATTCAATTTTAAGTGATCTTGAAAAAATGAAAATTAGAAGAGGTAAAGGAAATGAAAACGATTTAATAAAATATGAAGCATTTGTAGAAATGTCATTAAAAGTTTTAGAAGATTTATCTACAATTATTAATATACCACTTTATCATTATGTTAGAAAATGTAATTTACACGGTTACCAAATAGTATATGACAGAATTAGCACGGAGGAAGATGAATAATGAGTTGCCCTTATTGTGATAATGCAAGAATTAATGATGAACTTGAAGAAAATAATGATTTATCTATAGTGGTATTAAAACAAGAAATTTGCGCTAGACTTTGCATAATATCAGGAAATAATAAGCCCTTAAGATTAACATTTGAAATGTTTGACAATAATAGATGGCATACAATTATTACTTATTACCCTTTATATTGTCCCAAATGTGGAAGAAAAATAATAGAATTCGATTAACCTCATTCAACTAGTCTACATAAAAACGAAAACCGCTACTCATTATATTCCCTGTGTATTATATGTGATCCAGTATTTGGATAGATGTATCTGATCGGATAGGAAATGCGATACGTATTTTG